GCGGCGTAGTTGTCGAGACCGTTGCCGGTCCCGTAATAGTTTTGACCTGCTGCTACTGATACGGACATGATTTACCTTTCATGCCGCACTGGCGGGGCTACCGTTGTCGGATGCGACCCTCACGTCCTGCGGCGAAGATTTCTTGGTCAATCCGATCCGCTTCCGCTACTGAATAGGCACCGCGTCGTCGGTCAGCAAAAAAGCGACTGATCTCTTCGGTGGTCCAAATCTTTTTTCCCGGCGGTGGTGCGCTGACACGAGTTGTCTGCGGTTCCACTTGAAGCTCCAACGGGTTAGCGTCTGCAGAATCGGTTCTGGTTTCGCCACCAAACGCATTGAAGAAATTCGCCACGCGCCACGAGTCATTCGAGTTCACTGCGTCATCGAAGACCTCCTGCCGCACTCGCCCGCTGAACGGGTCGATGCCGGAAAGCCACGTGAGGAACTCTTTGTCTTCGTTAATGCGCTCCCAGTGAGGAGCCTTCGCTGCCAGTTCGTTGTAGAAGCGGTCTCGCTTGATACGCGCCGTCTCTTCGCGCAGCTGGTCCACTTGCGCCCTGATGTTCCCAACGTCGTCGGGGACAACTTCGGCGGCGGCCCGCTTTACGAAGTCAGTGAACTCCTCGCCGTATTCCGTAATCTCCTCTGGCTTGAGCTTCGAGGGCTTAGGAGGCGGGGCGCTCGCTTGTGACTCGGCAAGCTTTTCCTTCAGTTCACGTATCTCTGCTGCCAGTCGCGGGACTTCAGCTGAGTACTTCCCTGACAAGACTTCCCATTTCCGTTTGAACGAAGCGTCATCGGGTTCAGGCGCTGCCTGTTCCTTAGGGGCTTCAACGGGCTCGGGAGCCTTTTCTTCAACTTCGGGAGCCGGTTCATCGGTATTCCCGTACATCTGGCGGTGCAGGTCTTCCGCACGTCGTGCTTGTTCTTCAACTGCTCTTGGCAGCATTTATTTCTCCGGTGAGCCGTTTGGGTTTGATCAAGCCCGTTTTGGGTATTTGATCGTTGCCTACTGGTATTCACGCTGTTCGCGTTAGGTCAACAAGAAAGCGGGCGCCCCCGTTTTTTCTTGGTTGCTCCGTTACGGAGCTAGGTCTTTCAGGATTTCAGTCAGCGTGGCAACGCATCCTTGCAATCGATGCGTCCCGACGGTGTCCTGCCGATAGACCAATTCCTCTGTTCGAGACTGAAGCAACTCATTCAGCCTCTTCAAAACTTCTTCGTAGTCGCTATTTCCGCGAAGCCTACGAACCGCTTCGTCAAATCTCACTTCTTGAATGACTGTCGCTGCCAGCTGCTGTCAACGAAATCACAAACGCGGCTGACTGCCATCCGGTCGCCAGCAGGAGAGTTGTTGTAGTCAACGAGACCGCCGTTGGCATAACCAACAACGCCACCGCGAGCCATTGGCTCGGTGCCGTCGTCTGGCTGCTGGTAGCTTCCCGGCATTCCGAGCGTGCTCATGTCGGCAACGCCATCTTTTACGACAACGATCTCTGACTTAGGAGCTTTGGTTGACCGAAGGTTATCCGCCTGCGCGGAACGAAGGTCAGTCAGGGCAACGTCGTACTTCTCAAGACGCGCTTCGCGCTCTTTATTGCGCTTGCCCTCTTTGTAGGCAGCGCCAGCTGCAGCCAACCCACCCAGAATTCCGATTGCACTCACTCTGGAGCCCCTTCTTGTTGCGGCATCTGAGCCTGCTGTTGTGCAGCGGCTTGCATTTGACGTCTTAGTTCCTCTGGCTCTGGCACCACTTTGTCGACGTCAACATTGAGTGTCTTGGCCTGCTCTCTGAGCAAGTAAGCCCTGCGGTCGGGCGTGACAATCTGCGAGTCAATCGGGTTCAAGACAGAGGCAAGGAACTCAGAGCGCCTAGCATGAATTTGATCCTTCATGAGGGTTGCAACCACGCCAGTTGCGACGATCTGCGCATCCGACTTGATAGACGGATCTTTGTCGTAAATCATCAGGTGGTTATAGAGGCGCGTCAGTGTTTCTGTAATGCCGCTATCGAGTGACAAGATCGCGGTCTTGATTCCCTTAGCCGCGTTTTCCATCAACATACTTAGTCCACTGGCTGTACGCCCTGCCCCGCTGACGGCAGAAGATCCATATACGTAGTTCGGCACGCCCGTGACTTCGTCGGCGACCTTTTGAAAATACGTATAGACGTTCAGCAGAGGCTCGGCATTCATGTTTGGCTGCCAGAAGCGAACGGCAGGCTGGCCAGAGCCGGAGCGGTCTGCGGTGGTCTGCCATATCTGCCAAGGGACCATCTCAGTGATCTGCTGTCCCTTTGCCAACCTGTCCACGCTGATCTCGGCTTGAGGGCCGGATGCAAGACTCATGTTGTTTGCCAGCGCCCTAGCGGCTGCGTTGCACATCGACTGGATGTCGCGCATCAACTCAGGAAGGGCTTTCCCAGCAAAGGCACCGGGGATCGTCTCCCAACATTCCTTTGAATATGGACGGCGGCCAAGAGGATCTTGATTGAGCCTGCAGAGAATGACGTGCGGGCCAAACATCCACGCATTGACTTCGTATTCCCTGTAGGGCTCGACGTCTTTCATGCCCCACTCGCGAAGCATCGCCCCCGAAACAGATCCCCAGAAGTTGATTCCCTCAATGAGGTCCGTAGAGGAGTTGGCGTAAGAGGAGCGGCCTTTGAGCATCGTCTGTTCAACATCGCTGAACAGGTACTCACGCAGTCCACCGCGGCCATACGCATCGATTGCGGCTTCGACTTCATCGTTGTTGACGCCCGGCATGTCGATCATTGCTGCCAGAGCGGCGCGGGTCATCTTGATTCTTTCGATGAAATATCCTTCTTGAGGATTCGTAGCGTTTGGGCTCCAGAAAGCGTCGTATGGGTTGATACGCTCAAAGTCCAAAGCCACCACTTCATCGACAACGGGCTTGAAGTTCTTCGACCACTTCAGCTGACGACGGCGGCGGACAATCGGGCCCTTCAGGATCGAGAATGGATAAGTCGTGAAGTCGTATATCAGTTCAGATATAACTTTCATCCAGCCAGACTCTTCAAGGATGTCGTCCATTCGGCTGACCATCCTTCCGGTTGCTTCTCTCGTCTGCTCTTTAAGCTTCTTGGTGACCTCTTCGTAGACTTCGTCCATCCGAAGCTCGATCACGCCGGGATTGATCGCCATCCCTTGAGACTGGATTTCCATCGCCTCCCGAACCACCGTCTGGATGATCCCCTCCCGAAACTCAGGAGGAACAGAGGGCTCGGTAGTGGGGCTCAAAGACCAAGTGCGGTCAGAAGACAGCATCACGTCTTTGATCCAACTTTCAGCTGCGCGACATTTGACGTCGGTCAGCATCATGAAAATATCGGTGCCGCCCTGTTCCGAGATTTCCATTCGTTTGTCTGGGTCGTACTCACCACGACGTTGACGCTCACACCGAAGTAGCCTCTCAGTGAGTACCTGCTTCGCAGTCTTGGCCTCATCCCAACATTTTCGGATGTAGTTCGACAGCGAGAGGATGACGTCGGCCGGGACGTCAATTTCTTGCGGCGGTCTACCAAGACTGGTCTGCAGCATGTCGATTCCTTACGCCCAAGCGGCGCGTTTCTTTTGAATGGGTTGGGCGCGAACGGGATTCATCTCGGCTCGCATTTGCAAACAGCCGTACTGCAGGGCGTCGTGGACGTGGCTGAACTTGTCTTTGACGGGGCGGTCTTTGAACTTCGTAGCACCGGAGGCCCTGATTCGCTCGTACCGATAGCCGCCGTTGAATCCCTTCCTCAGCATGCGGCACTTCTCATCAAGTAAGAGCCCCGGCTCACCACCAGCTGCTCTTTGTAGAAAGAACGCAACAGACTCCCGTCTTGCAACGAACTCATTCGTGACGGCGGGCTCGCAAAGCATCCCCATCTCCATAAGCTCCTGCATACAAGTCTTCTCGTTCGTTTGGGACCTGATAGTTCCAGCCGGGTCTCCACAAGCCTCTATACGGAAGCCGGAGTAGTTGGCTTGAATCTCCGGCATCACGACTTCTGTGTAGAACTGTCGGATGCCCATATCCTCTGAAACGAGTTCGTTCAAAACCAACAGCTGTCCTCTCGGAGACATCTGAAGAAACGTGCAAGCAGGGGTAAGACCAAAGTCAAACGACAGGACGATTGGCAGGCCCCTAATGGGCTCCAGAGGTGCCTTAGAGAAGTGGAAGTCCTCTTTCCATTCGGGATAGACGGGCTTGCCGTCCATCGTTGTTCCATACGTCCCGCACAAGAAGACTCGAATCCAGTCTTCAGTCTTTCCTGCGACCTGCCTC